GCGCTCTATATGTAACAGAAGGGTCAGCATCATTATAATATGATATAGTACCAGTAAACTCTCTTGGCAATTCATATTGTTTAGCCATTAAATTAACTGTTATTGCGTTATCATCTGTAAATGCACTACCTGAACCACCCTCCATTGAAGCAACATTTAAAAATGTTTGACTTCTTGAAGCAACTGATTCGTTTCTGTATTTTTCTGAAGCACCTAAAACAAAAGCATTACCATTGTTATCAACAGCAATACCCATCATACAATCAGTTAACATTTTTTGTAATTCAGCAAACTTTTTTGTTTCCATTCTTGGTAGAGTAAAAGTCAAACCACATTCAAAAGCAGTTGAACCATTTTCTTTAGTAGCATTAATAGACATACTAGCCTCTTGACTTTTAAATTCATATAAATACCAATCTGCTGTAGATTCACCTGCTTCAACTATACTTGAAATAGCATGGTCTTCATTACTATCATAAGTAACTACATCACCTGCAGCCCAATCTCTTAATAATATATGTTTTATACCTCCTACTTGTTGTAAATCAGCACAACTAATTGCGATTCCTTTATCTATTGCCATTTTATTATTATTTTATTGATTATAAAAAGTAATTAAGAGAGTGCTTTTACACACTCTCTATTATTACATTATTGTTATGCTACAATTCCCCATTGAACAAGAGAAGAGTATAAGTACTGTACTCCTAACTTGAAGTAACCTCTGAAGAACATTTTTTCTTCTAAGTCATCATAGAAAACTTTGAAAGAACCTTCTGGGTCAGTTACATCAGAACCAATGATTAAGTTCTCAACTGCACAGTAACATACACCATTGTTAACATTTGCTGCTGCTGCAGTAATAAATAAATCAGGGTTAGTATCTGTTAAGATAGTATCCCACTCATACATTGCTACTAACTCAACACCTCTAAACATTACTCTACGCATACCATCTACTTGATTAACGATTGCTAGGTCAGCAGAAGAACCTTCTAGGTTTGCTAAGTAAGCGTTAAAGATTTTAGGAGTTACGAACATTTTTTTATCTCCTGCTGGTACTTGTTGAAGTGCTGCAGGTGCTTGGTCATATACATTTCTAATTAATCCGATTGCATCTGCTGCAGTTGGTGCTGCTTCTGTTCCAGCATACTCAATTACAGTTTCAGCCTTCATTAATTCCATCCAGCCATCAAATGCTGTGTAACCTGCTACTGCACCTGCTACATCACCACCCCATGCTAATCTTACTACATCAGAAGCGATTCCTTTTACTGCTCTGTTTACGATTGCATCAGATAATTGAGTTCCCTCAATATTCATTACATCTACACCAGAACGATACATTTCTTCAATGTAAGTTCCAAAGAACTCATCAGTACATTGTTCTAAAGCAACTCTACATCTACCTGCAGTAATTACTTTGTCATCAATATCAAATTGTGTTGAACCACTTGTTGCAGAACATCCTGCATAAGGTTCTACTATTTTTGTTAGAGCAGCAGAAGTGTAAACATTCATTTTATGTTTAACATTAGGAATAACTCTATAGTTACGCATAATATCATCACTTCTAAATACTGGCTCATAAAAAATCTCGTTTAGTTGTGCACCACCATAAGTTGCTGCTATACTATTATTTGCTACGTTTGCCATTTTATTTTATTTTTTTAATTATTAAATTTACTTCTAATTCTATCTGCCATTGCATTGTAAAAACCTGCATTAGCATCTTCTTTTTTGTTCTCAACTACAACAGGGTCTGCTTCAGTTACAATCTCAGTACCTTTAGCATCTGCTTTGTTGATTTTAGCGTTTAACGCTTCAACTTCTTGTGTTAAAGTTTCGTTAGTTCCTTTTGAAGCAACTAATTCTTCTTCTAACAAAGAAATCTTGTTTGATAATTCAATGTTACTAGACTCAAACTCAGAAATTTTATTTTTTATCTCATCATTATCTCCTAGATTAACAGTTATCGCAGTTTGTTCAGCAACATCTGCAGAAACTTTTACATCACCTTTTACAGCAGTAACAATCTCTTCAACTTTGTTGTTAAACCATTCTTTTAACTCGTTAGTCATTTTTTTGTTATTTATATTAATACTTAATTTATTCTGTATCTCTTCCTGTGTAATGTTCTTAAACTTAGAAACATCATACTTCGCAGCAACTTTAATAGAATCAGAGATAGTATCAATAAAACCCATTTCTAATGCTTCGTTAGCATTTAACCAAGTTTCTTCATCCATCATCTCTGCAAGAGCATCATAAGATAATCCTGTCTTTTTTCTATAAATGTCTGTCAGTTCGCCTGTGATTTTCTCAAGAGTTTCTGCTGTCTTTCTCATATCTTTAGCCTCACCCATTGTACCACCCCAAGCATTATGAATCATAAACAAAGAATTTTCAGCCATAACAACCTCATCTGCACCAAGAGATATAATAGTAGCAATACTCGCTGCTATACCCTCAATGTAAACTGTAGTCTTAGCCTCTCTCCTTTTGATTACATTATACATCGCCATACCATCAAAAACATCACCACCTAAACTATTAATGCGTAAGTTGATTGGCGTATCTTTTAAATCTTTAATGTCTGTAATAAACTCTTGTGCAGTTATGCCATAAGTTCCTATTTCATCAAAGATATATACATCAGCAGGTTTTCCTGCCTTGTTCTGAATGTTATACCATTTTTCTGTCATAGAGGCAAAAATAGAATATAATAAACCTTAGTTTACCTTATTTTCGTACAAAACTTTTAATATGTGATATTACTAGATGGTGTGGACTTCTTTCTCTCTTTGTAAACTATATTCTGTGCTTGACTTTCACTTATGTCGTACTTAATAGATAAATCCATCCAAGTGTTAGTTCTACTACCCTCATTTCCTACTAACATTCTATCAAAGTCTGCAATAACCATATAGTTTCTAAGTCTTTTAGGGTCAATAATACCTCTTTCTACAAAATGCCTTACAACATCTTTGCAAGTTGGTGAAGAGCCAAATCTTTTCTCTAAGCCTTCTCCAGCAATTTCAATGAAGTCTTTGACTACATCTATTTTATTTTGCCTTTGCCTTTTTTGAGCCATTTCTTTTTTTAGGAGTTTGTTCTATTGCTATCCACTCTTCTACCATGTTTTCCCAAAACTTACATACTGCTGCTCTACAAGAAGTACACTTCATATCTTGTTTGTGTTGTGGGAATAATAAATGCCACTCTGCAAACATTAATCCTAAAGATTCTGCTTGGTACGTTGGAAAGTTTTTAGTGTGGTTTTTGTTTTTGATAACTGCATCAGTCATCATCTTTCTTTTAGTCTTTGCGTAATTGTTAGCGATTTCTTGGAAATTCATATATGTTTTTTTACCATTTATTCTGAGGACACTTACCAAAGAACTCTTTTGTTAAAGATGTTTTCGCATCTAGGAAGCACTTGCAATCAGCACATCTTGCACCTCTTGCTATTTTAGGTTTCTTTAGTAACATAAAGTTTCGGTAAAAACTACAACTTTTACATATATCTAGCCTTTCTAATTTCGTTTTGTTATCAACAAACATTTGTTTATTTCTTTGATTATTAAATTATTGCATCTGATTCTATCACACTAACTGAGTTTTGTGTTGAGGTTATATCTGCTTCAACTACTACTACTTTACTAGCACCTCCCATAGCACCCATCATTTGATTTTGTCCTAGTGCATTGAATTGTTGTTGTGAGAATGAAGGCATATTAAGTAATCCACCATCTGCAAACTTAACACCTCCTCCTGCAGAGTTCATTGCTGATAATTGATTTCTAAACATTGCTGTACTTCTTTTATTTATTACTGCCTCACCACCTTCTAATTCTACTACTCTACCACCTACTGCAAACTTCTCACCACCCTGTGCGTGTGATTTGCCTTGCACCATACCTCCATTAGCAAATTCTTCTATCATACCACCATTAGCAAATTGTTGTGCTGCTATTACAGCAATCTGAGCAGCCCCAGTAGCCAAAGCCAATCCTACTTGTGAAAGTGAGATACCTGCAAATAATACTGTAACTGGATTACTAGATGCCACTGCAGCATTTAATTTAATTTTTGCTATTGCTAAGGCTGTATCTATCATAACCTGAGCAATATCCATTTTTTTCTTTCTTTCAAAAGCCTTTCTCTGTATTCTTTCTACTCCTTTTTCATACTCTTGCTCTGTTATAAGCCCTGCATCTTTTCTTTCTTCAAGTATTTTTTCATCTCTACTTGCTTGTCTTTGTGCATTATTTCCCATTATAGAGAAAATAGCATCTGATGATGCTGATAAAGCCTGTAAGACTCTTTCCCCATTTTTTATTCTTTCATCTGCCGCTTCTTTATCTGCTTGTTTTAATTTTTCTAAATCCTCTAATGTTGAGTATGTTACTTCATCCATATTCCAAATAAGTGATTCAGCAGTGCTTTCGTGTGCTTTAATTTTTAAATCTAATATATCATTTTCTATTTCATTGGTATCTTCATTATATTTAGAATTTATTTTTTTAACTTTCTCAAGATGACTTATTTCTAGTTTTTCTAACTTTTTATTAAGGTCTTCTTTGCTTATCTCATTATTGAGATATTTATTTTTTTCTGATAATACTAATTTTGCATTTCTATCTTCCTCTGACTTTAATTCTTTGTCAAATGCTAATTTTATTTTATTTGCTCTGATTTCTGCGTTGTTGAGTTGAATCCTAAGTAGTTTCTTCTCCATAGTTTCCTGCTGTTCTATCTGTTTAATAATTAAATTATTAAATTTTTCCCTATCATCACTACCTTCTTGTAAGCCATCTCTCAAAGCCTTATTTGCTTTTATTGCTTCTTTCCAATTATTAATAGCCTTTTTTTGAATTTTCTCATCTATTTTTCCTTGTTTTATTGTTTTTGCTAAATCTTTATCATTAAAATCTCTAATCTCTTTTTCTCTTTGAGATAACTTTTTTAAAGATTCTGTATAGTCATCTACATCATCAGCAGAATCAGCAGCAGCATTACCTGCGAATATAAATTTTTCTGCTAGATAACCTAATCCTACTACTAAAGCCCCAACACCAGTTCTTGTCATAGCCTTTCTGCTTATTACTAATGACTTGTTAAATAGTTTAGTTGCAAGAGTAGCACCTTTTACAGCAACTGTATATGCTATTGTACCTAACTTATAAAGACCTATCCACTTTACAGCCTGAGTTACATTTTTAATAAAATTTACTATGCCATCTGAATTTTTAGTTAGTTTATTTAAAAAATTTGCAAATCTATCTACCAAATCTTTCAATCCACCACCTAACTTATTTACAAGTTCAATAGACAACCCTTCTGATGCTGATGTTAGTCTTTTAAATGCACCTTCAAGTGTATCTCCAATAATACTTGATGCTTTTTTGGCTGCATCTTCAGCGTTTCTTAATTCTGCTGTTAATTTTTCTACTCTTTCTGCACCCTTAACCATTACGCTAAATGCAGCAACTTGCCTTATATTAACAAGACCATCTAATGTCTTATCACTAGCAGTTCCTAACTTCTCTAATGCTTTTGATAAATCAACAGAACTATTTACAGTAAATCCTAAAAATTTAGATAAATCAGATGATGAGTCTTTCATCTTTAAAAATATATTTCTCATAGATGTACCTGCAATAGAAGCCTCAATACCAGCATCAGTAAGAGTACCCATAATAGCAGCAGTTTCCTCTAAAGGTATATTCATTCCTGCAGCAATAGGTGCAACCTTAGTCATAGAAGTTTGCCATTTCTCAAGGTCTAATGCAGAGGAATTAAATGCTAGAGTCATGACATCTACTACTCTTGTAGTTTCACTAGCATCTAAATTAAAACCTCTAACTGCTGCACCTGCCACTACTGCTGCTCTACCTAAATCACTACCAGTTGCAGTTGCTAATAAAAGTGTCGCTTCTTGTGCTGCTAATATCTCTCTAGTAGTAAATCCTAATTTAGCAAAATTAGTTTGTAATTCTGCAACCTGTGTGGCTGTAAAGAAAGTTGTTCTACCTAAATCTTGTGCAGTTTCTGAAAGTTTTTTAAAATCACTTTCACTTGCACTAGATATTGCCCTAACTTTAGCCATTTGAAACTCAAAATCTCTAAATGTTTTTATTGCATTACCTATAGTCTGAGTTACCTTATTAAATATTACACCAGCAGCAAGATAACTAGCAGCCATTTTTTTAAACTGTTTACTAAGATTACCAGCACTTTTAGTGGCAGTTTTAGTTCTTCCTTCTAATTTTTTTAAATCTTTATCACCTTGTACGACTACCTGTACTACTATCTTTTCTGTATTTGTTGCCATATATATTATATATTAAAATGCTCTTTGAACATTTGTTTTTGGATTATTTTTTTTAATTTGTTCTGCTATCATATTAGCCACATCTACACCGATAGATGGTGCTAACTTACTCGCTACTTCTTTCTTGTATTTATTTGCTACATATCCTGCAAAGTTTGTTCTTCTTAGATTATTACCTTCTGTCCAATACACATAAGGCTTACCATAGAAACCTTGTAACTTTTTAAATATAGGCTCTGCAGAACTTGGAGATAAACCTTTTGCTCTTACCCATTTTACTATTGCACTAAAGTTAGGTTTCTTAGCAAATTTAGGATTGTTAACTGCTTTCCAATAATCAACTGATGAGGTTATATTTAGTACACTCATACCCCTCTTTATAACATTATACTTTAATCCTCTGCTTAATCTACCAGTAGCATTATGCTTTTGTGCTTTTAACTCATCTTGCAGTTTCACTCTAAGCAATCCACCAACCTCTCTTAATGTTATATTTGTATGTTTAAATTTAATCATTATGTATTAAATGTTGGATTATCTAAGTTTCTTCTTAATACCTTATGACTATTGCCCCATCTATCTTCAGCATATATTGGAGTTAAATAATCTTGCTTCTCTTTTATAGATATATTAGTTATTGTTGCATCTGTAGATGAGGTTGCAGTTGTTTGAAAATATATTACGATAACATCTCTACCACTACCTGCTGTAAATAATGATGTAACTAATCCTACATGACTTCTAATAACTGGATAAGTAATAGAAGCAGTTGATGTTAAAATAAAAGTGTCTTCAAATGGAGTGTATGTATTTACAGTTACAGTACCTGTATTTGGGTTTATAGGAGTTCGTAATTCTATTTGATACTCTACACCTTTTATTAATTCTAATTTTTGATACATACCACTATGAGATGGTTTACCTGCATTTCCATTAGCATTAAAAGTGTAATAACCACTACCACTTGTTGGTGCTACTGCAGCGTTTAAATTAATACCTGCATCGCTATGATACCTCATCCATTGACCTGCAGTTGTATTAGGTGCGTTTACTAAAGCATCTACAGCACCATCTTCTACATCATTTGTTGTGTAGTCAGGGTCAGAATTTAATTGATTGCCATAAGCAAAAGCATCACCCCAATTCATAAACTCTCCATTAAAAGTAGTTGTTGTAGCAAATACTTCTAAACCACTTTGATTTGCTATTCCATTACTTGTTATCTGTTGTTCTCTTCCCATTATTAAACTCCTATATTTTGGTTATTATCTATACCTCCATCTATTGGGCTATTTCCCCATCCTAAACCACCACCTGTGCTTCCCCCAGAAGAACCAAAAGAAGGTGCTTGTGCAGAAAAAGAACCTGTTTCTATCCATTCTATCAACTCTACTTTTGTAGATTGGTTTTTATTTGGCATATAATCATTTATTTTATTTATTCTCCAATACACACCATCTATATAAATTAATTTTTTAAAATCTAAATTAACAATGTCATTTATTTTTAAATCAATATAAGTAGTTCTAACTCTAGGATTTTGTTTTAATTGCTCAAACATACTTTTGTAGTAAGTTTCATACAAACCTTTTCCTGCTGAATACGATGTGTATTGTCTTGTGCTGTCATTATAATCTCTTACAAAAACATTACCATAAGATAATATAGGGCTAGTAGTCTTATCTCTATTTATTGATGTTGCTTGTGGGTATATTGTAGATAAAATACTACCACCACTTGTGTCTACATTTGCATTTGCTACTACAAAAAGATAATCACTTAATGCCCAGTTTTGTACCAGAGCATATTTACTTCCTACAGTAAGCGTACCTGAAGGTGAGTATTTATTCCAATATAACAATCTTGGTAAAAATTCAAAACCTTTTGGTGGTCTTGAAGTGTCATTTGCACTTGTAAGAGTTCCATCTTCTTTCTCTTTCCATAAACAAGCCGAAAATGGATTGTCTTTTGTTCCTGTGCCTGTAGTATCTTGGTCTTTTGCGTTAAATGTACCTGCAAAGAAAGGATTTTCAAAAATACTCTCACCTCTTTCAAAATTACTTCCTAAATCTTCTTGATATGGGTATTCATCTTCAATTCCTTTAAAATATTCAAATGCTCTGTATTGTATTGAAGCATCGTTATCATCTGTTTTGTATTTAAAAACAAAATTGTTTTTTAAATCAGTCTTTAACCATTTATCGTTTGTTTCTTTACTTCTGTCTAACTTATAAGTCCAATCTATTGCACTACCATAAGGTTCGTAAAAGTCATTGTAAGGCTCTATATTGATAGTTTTATTAGTTTCGTTAGTTGACATTTTAAGATTAAATGCATGAGCAATGCCTTTTATAAAATCTGTTTGCTTGTACTCTGTATTTGTTACATCGTTAAGATTATAGGTTTGTCCATATTCTACATAGTTTGGTGCAAAAGCAACATCAAATTGTGAACTAGGAAGTGATTTCCAAAAAACATCTACTGAAAAGTTCTGGTCATCAGTTTCAGCAATTATTTTAAATCCTTTTGTTAATCTTATTTTATCTCCAGCATTTAAGTATTGACCTTGAATATTTAATTCATCTAAATCAATATATTCTGTTTGACTTGTTGTTATTGCTGTTACATTATTACCCCCACTTGCATTTAATGGATTTAATTGTTTATCTAGTTGACCAATTATACTCCATGCAGATTGCTGTGTTTCATCTTGTCCAACAGTTAATACTTCTATATTTATAGTTGTACCTAATGAATATATTACTTTAGGTGTAGAGCCTCCTTTAAATATTCTTGCAACTTTAACTTGCAAACCACTTAATCTCAAATCATAATAACCATACTCTCCTATTGTTATTTCATCATCAGTTAAATTCAAAAGAGAATTAGTTAATCCAAGATTTACTTGTAGGTTTTCATCACTTCCTGTGTCTGATAAATTTAGTAATGTTCTACCTGTACCTGTGTAATATGTATCTCCATCATCTTCATTCAAATTAACTCTAAATAATTGAGTTACTCCATCTTCTACAATAGCAGTATTATATGCATTACTAGCAGAAGTAAGTTCATTATTATTTACAAAATTGCTATCTACAGAATAATCATCATATCTTTCATCAGGATTATTATATCTAAAGTTAGGTAATAACCAAACTAACTTTTTAAACATATCTGTATCCATAAATGTAGAATTTATAGTATATCCTACGTTTTTAAATATCTTTTCTAAAGTTGTTTTTACAAATACTGCTGGCCTCCAATCTGGAGATGGTGAAGGTGTACCATAAGAATTGCCATCATCATAATAACCTACATAACCTTTATATACTGCAGGGTCTAAACTTGAGTTTTTTTGACCTAAAGTATCTAATAATTGTATAAAAGGGGTTTGTATGCTAAAATTAAAATCACCATAAGATGTTATAGGATATACTATTGGAGATGTAGAAGAATCACAATGTTCATCACTCCAAGTAGCAACTATCTCATTTTTTTGATAAACTAAATTACTACCTTCAGAACCCCAAACAATATCACTCATTAGTTCATTATCTAAACTAACTGCCCATCCTAAATTATTACCATAAAAAACACAATTATAAAATGATGCTTTCTCACCATAACCACCTACACCAGTAACTTTTATTGAGCCAACTAAAGAGTATAAATCATTAACTAAAATCCTACAAGATTTATTTTGTGTAGCACTATTAGTATTACTAGAATTAGGAGTGTATAAATGCTTTAATAAATTATTGTTATTTTTTGTTGCAGGTATTTTAAATGTTTTACTATAATCACCACTTGTTGCAGTTATATCTTTTATGTCTGATATTTGAAAAGTCATTGCTAATGGAAATTCAGAATGGTCTGTAACATCTAATTCTCCAACTATACTTTTAGTCCAATCAATATTTGAACTTCCATCTAAAACATAATCTAATATTTCAATTTTTACTGACATTTATTAGTTTCTTTGAGTTATTACTTTATGTGCTAATGTATATTCTATATTAAACTTAACTAAACCATTTTCTTGATTAACAGATTCAACATCACTATTTGTTATGATAACTGGTATATACTCTTTGTCTGAAGGTCTTAGGTATGGATTTCTAGTATTACCCATTTGAGTAGCATCTGTGTCCATCTCTATCCATACGTTTGGAGATAACATCATCTCTTCTAACCATTTTGCAACATCTTTATTTAAAGGCTCTGTATATACGCTTTGTGTTTTTTCTGCGTTTATATTAGTTACTTCTCTACCACCTTTATATATATCACCACCTCTCATTGTGTCTGAATGATAAAGAGAATTATCTAATACACTTCCATCACTTTGATTTCCTTGATACCAAGTTCTATCACCACTTTTTCTCTCTATAACATCTCTGCTTATCGTTAAACCTTCTACAACATCTCTTTTAGCAGTATAACTGTCTATACCTCCTAAAGAGTTTAACCAATGGAATCTAACAAATGAATAAGGTATTTTTAAACTTTCTCTGTCAATAGTATAATAATAATACTCAGACTGCCTTTTTTCTGTATATGGTGACCACATAGCAAACTTAGAAACACTAACTCTATAATATGAAGTGTCAGAAGTTATTTTATCTCCAGTATATGCAGTCCAATAAGGGTAGTTAGAACTCGGCTGTGGTACTCTTGATGCACTACTGTTTTTTAAACTTGCTGTATTATTAATGTAATAAGGTGATATATTTTGTATAAAACTTGAATCTTGATTTTGGTCTGCAATTATATAGCCACCACTATTGACTATAGTAGTTATGTTTTCTTCAAAATCTCTTATGTAAAAATCATTCTCAGCAGTACCATCTGCTAAAAAAGTTTCTATATACAATCCAATAGCACCTACACTATTAGAAGAACTAATAATATCAGTTGAAAATACATTTTTTATATAAAATTGCAACCATTCAGCCTCATCTTCTGTTCTTACTGGCTTTTTAAATGAATAATTTCCAAAGTTAGGACATCTACTTAAAAAACGATATGATGTTAAATCAGCAATATCCATATTAAATAAATTATAATAATACAAACTATCTTTTTCAAACTGATTCACAGAATTTATAACTGTTATCGTTTCTGAAGTTATAGTATTAGTCACCTGACCTGATGCTTGATATGGAGTAATAATTTCACCATCTGCACCTATTATTTCAAATTTTGCTACAACTTCTAAATGCCTAAAAGTTCCGTTTTTAGAAACATTATAATTACTTACAGGATTACCTGTTGCTGCAGCATTACCAATAACATTATCTTGCATTACTAACCCCCCATTCATTCCTCCATACATGTTACTTTGCCAAGTACCTTTATTTATTGGACAAAGACTGTATGATAATTGGTCAGAAATTATTTGACTTATATCTATAGTAAACCTATGACCAACTGCTACTGCTTGTGTGTCATATCTTTTATTTGCTATATCTCTTGCTTTTTTTATTGTAGCGATTAATTCCTTTTCACTAGAATCAACCCAACTATAAACTTCAAAAACTACATTTATTACATCTCCACTATTAGCACCAGAGTTCCAGTTTAATTTAGATGGCTCTTCACTTTCATTAATACCACCAGAAAACCATTGTACTTGATACCTTAAAGGGTCATTTGCACTTTTTAAATAATTTTCTCTATAAGTCCAAAAAGTATCTGCTAAATTAGATGAATCATCATCATAAGGTACAAATCCCCAAGTCGCTGTTCCGTTAATTACTGACATATCTTAATATATTTTATATTTTAAATTTAAGTAACCTTTAACATCAGCAATTTCAGCAGTAGTTAATTGTCTATTAAATATTATTAATTCGTTAAACTCACCTTGCATATCGTGAGATGTGTAGTATTTACCAATATCAAAACTAGCAGTATTAAAAGTTAATTCATGGTCAAAACTACTATTAGTATCAGTACTGTCAAAACTTCCTAAAGCATCATAATACTCTAAATGTACTCTTTTGTTATGAAAGTGCATAATACCAATATGATAATCTCCATGAGCATCATCAGTTGTTGATACTGATAAATCATAAGTACCATCATTTACTCTTACATTATACTTACCATTAGTATCAATACCCATTTGTATTTGACCTCTGACTGCTCTATAACCAAAAACAGAACTATCAGAATCTTTAGTTATCTTACTTACTTCAAAAATAGTAAAGTCATGACCTAAAGGTAAATTAGATAAAGATGTTAAAGCATCGTTAGTGCCATCAAAAGAAATATATGATTTGTCATTAGTGCCATCAAATCCTTTCCATAATGGTTGATTTGCTACAGTTGCCTGTGCAACATTATTTGTAGATGCTCTATCTCCTAATAAACTTACTCTCTTAGTAGGTATATCAAATGTAGCATTACTATCTGCACTTAGCCATACTACTAAATCAGAATAGTCTGATGGAAAGTTAGATGTTGGTCTGAAACACTTAGTAAACCCACTCATAGTAAATACAAGTTTGATTTGTACTAATTTATCGTTTGCCACATCTTTTACTCTCTCTATCTCTATACTTTCATCATTTAAGTACACCTCAACTGTTACATCTTGATAGTTTTTAAGAACAAAGTCCATCCACTCGTTTGCCAAGTCTTGTAAGTTATCCCATCTCTTTTGTAGTTTCACTACTGATTGTGCTGCTTGAGTATATAGGTTGTAAAAGTTTATTTCAAATTCATACTCCTCTCTACCACTATATATCTCAGGCATTGTAGATGTTGGTGGTTGAATCAGCATTAATGGGTACTGCGTGTCGTGGTCTTGGTTAACTTCTCCTTCATATCCAAATTTCACATCACCATAGACCCATTTACTCTCAAATACCTCTACTATGTCTGTTAATCTTGTTATTGCCATTATTACAATGTTATATTATTTTTATTATGTATTTTCTCCTGAACAGCAATTTCATAGTCGTTTTTTGCAGTATTCCAACTTAAATATGTCAATACCTTGTATAAATCTGTTTTTTTCACGCTATCTACATCATTTTCTCCATCCATTCTAAAAATACCCTTCTCTGCTACCATATACAAACTATTCAACCAGCCATAAGGCTTTATGAATTTGTTGTAGATTCCAACTGTAGAAACTTTATTTTTTCCACTTCCACCTCCTCTTCGGTTTTCCCCAAAAACATTTGGAAAGTCCGAGTTAATTTTACGCTTTGCATTGTCAAAAAAAAACTGAACTCCCACACGATGTCCATTTTTAATTGCTTAAATTTCTCTGTTTTAGATGCTATTACATCATCATCGTACTCTTCATCTACTCTCCGACACAGAATTGCCATTTGTTCTGGTAAAACATCAAATCTACCATGCTTCATTATCTTTATTGTACTATCTAGGTGAGTTGACTCTATATAATCACCAAATGTGTTTCTTTTTAGAAATTCTTTAGGAAATAGGTACTCTTCATCATCTAATACAAATCTATCTCTACCTTGTGGCTTATATTCCTCTAAAGCACTAGAAAAAGCAGTTATCGCAGCATTTACACTGTCAACATCAAGTTTTTCCATCTGACTTTGATTTAATCCAGTCAAATACACAAATATATCTCTATTCATCTTCAGTACCTGTACTTCTGAGTGGTCTTCATCAATTATATTGCCTTCCTCATCTCTTTTGCTATACTGATTGATTATTGAGTATAATCCACACCAGTATTCAAGTGTCATGTCCTTCCACTCTGTTGGTATCTCGTAACTGTCGTTTTGTATTTTAATTTCTATCATTTTATTAGTTTTGATTTACTTTAATTTTATCTATCTCTTCATAGATTTGTTTCTTCTCACTCTCATCAATAAGAATATCTGCTAGTTCACTTGTTGTGTTTTCGCAAGAAAGACCAATCTTCTCCAAAGCATCTTTCATATCCTCATCATTTTCTCCATCTTTAAGTGCAGTCAAGAATCCTATAGAAGTATAGAATATCATATTAGGTATGAGAAAAATAAACTCTGCGACTACTCCATTATCAGTATCAACTTTGTCTACCATAGTTTTATGAAAATTATTAGAATATAGAAATATAGAGTTTACTATATGTAAGAAATCTTGATACTTGCCACCATCTACATCTTCAGTAGCAAAATACATCAATTTCTTTATAGTTTTTAGATGACTTTCAACAATTTTTTCGTGCTGGTCATTTAAGTAAAGTATTTCTGTATCTTTCATAATTTTTTGATAATTTTTTTGTAATCAATCAAAACTAGACAAAAATATACATATAGTGTGAAATATTTTCACAATTTTTAAACAAACTGAAAAATTAACTGAAATAGACTACTTTCCCTGTTCTACTCCCCCAAATTTCCTTATTAACTGCCATAACAAGGCAGTCAACCATATCATCATGTTTTGCTGCTGGAAATTTAGTTAATTGGTCTAAAAACTCTTCATTCCACTTTCCATTTAGTAAACTAACTCTACCACTCTCAAGTGAGGCACTAATATCACTAACTCTTGCTACTTTGTCTTTTGTTGGTGGTTTATCTTCTTTTACGTTAAGTCCAGTTTCTCTAACTAATGTTTGCACAATAGATTTACCAGATGCTTTTGGTTCTACATATATTCTGCTTTTGTTAGTATATCCATTTTTTTGTACCCACTCTGGAATGAATTTTACAAGTTCAGGAAATTCTTTTCTAACATTAACACAATCTACTATCTGCCATTTGTTTTCTGTGTAGGTATATGCTAATAATGCTGAGGGGTCATTCTTTTGATTTGCAGTATATGCAGGGTCAATAATGAAATTTACTATTGCTTCATCTTTTCTGAATCTATCTATCCTAAACCAATCTCTATGTATCATCCCACTATCAAGTGGTGTAGGAGTTTGTTGTAGTTGTCCAGCATAGCCATAAGTACCTAAAGCGTTTTTATAGTCATCTAGCACCTTCTGACTAAATCTATCTTCCCAAAACAAGCCAGTATCTTTATTATAGAACTTTTCTAGTGATTTTGGTTTTATATTGCCATCTGTGTTTGTTGCAGGAATACATATATGCTTATAGTTTAATCTAGTTTCTCTATCTAACAAGAATCCACTTAAATCATCTTCGTGTACTCTTTGCATAATAATAATCCTAACTCCAATGTCTGCTTGATTAAGTCTTGAGTAGAATGTAGTCCTATACCACTCGTTTGCATTATCTCTCTCTGTTGCTGAGTTTGCCATTTGTGGTGATAGGGGGTCATCTACTATTAGGAAGTCTCCACCTTGTCCAGTAACAGTACCACCAACAGATGTTGCTCTTCGCATACCAATATGATTATTCTCGTATCTCTCTTTTAGGTTCTGGTCTTTCTTAATGTGAAATACATCTTCCCATCTTTTCTTAAACCAATCGCTAAATATTATATCTCTACTTTTAGTTGCTAGTTCAATAGATAGTGTTGCAGAGTATGAAGAAGTAATGAATCTTAGTTTAGGAGATTTTATCCAAGCCCATACTGGAAACATAACAGTTACTATAAGTGATTTCGTACTTCTGAAGGGTACGTTAATAATTATGTCTTTAGTTTTTGGCTCTTGTCTTATTATCCTCTCACATTCTTCTTGTAGAGTATCGCATATATATTTATGATGCCAATTAGTAGATAGAGGTACTGCTGGTTCTACTACTATCCAAGCAGCCTTAAAGAACTCATAGAAACTCATTTCACAAAGTTTCTTTTCAAGTGCGAACTTTAATAATTTTTTATTCTTCATCTACCTCAGCGTAGTCTATATCATCTGCATCTTCAAGTCCTCTGATTTGATTTTTAATATCATCAAGAGTAGCACCTTCATTTAAGTTGATTTCTATTTTAGTATCTGTATCTTTCTTAATCTCTGTAGATGATAGTTTAGGCATAGCGTAGTTCATTAGTTTTGCTATTGCATCTATGTATGCTCTAGGGTCTTCTTCAAATAATATATCTAATGCCATCTTTATCTTTACTGGTTGCCCCTCTAGTGCATAAGCAAGAGATTTCCTAGTCATCTTAGCAACTCTTCTAGCCTCATTATTTTTAGGTAACAAAACCTTATCAGTCTTATTATAGTTCTCATCTATCTTGCCAATAGAGTGTCCTCTCTTTTTCATTGCCTCACCACCTAACTTCTTTTCTTCACTCATTTTGCCAAAATACAAAAATAGTTTTAATACACATTAACAATTATTATATAAAATTGAACATCAGTTTGTTAACATTTTCCCAAATTGTATAATAATTATGCAAAACTTTATTTTTAAAACACTAACTTCGTGCCTCTTATAAGAGTATATCACTTATAGCAACTACTTATAATCGCCACATCCTATAGTAAACATCATTGCTCATATCGCAAAGTATATACCAACCTTTTACATAGATGTTTAATCATAACATACCTTTTATAAAATTGAACTTTGGTTTTGTGTGTGTGCGTTTAGGTGGCAATAAGCCCCTATCGGTTTACGTTTACGGAATCCAATAATCACCTTTAGTAACTAAGTAACATTAAGTAACCAATAAGAGTAATATTAAGTAACTGAACCAAAAACTGGTTCAAAGTTTGTTAAATATTCTTTTTTTTTAGTGCAAAGTTGCATGTCTAAAGAAAAAAATTTATCATATCAACAATAACAAAACACTATTTAAAAACAAACTAATAAAAAGTAATAAGACTATTAAAGCGTTTAAGCATTCAAAAGGTGCTTATAGTATATAGATATTAGATACAAAAAAAGCCTCAATAAAGAGGCTCTAATTGCTTTGTATGTTTGTGTCTGTTATTCGTTTTTATCTGCGTGTTTACATGCTTCGTTATATTTGTTAATATCTGTTTGTTGTATATAGTCAGCAAATAAATTGAACCAGTTCAGCGACTGCTGTTGCTGTTGGATAATTTTT